TTAGAAATGTTACTCCACTGGGTGAAAGGCAGACCTATGATCTGCGCGTTCCTGTAGAAAATAACTATATCGTAAATGGATTTTGTAGTCATAATTCAGGCGATAAAATTCGGGGATATCGTTTTAATTTATTGGTTATTGACGAACTTTTGCTTTTATCCGAAAAGGTCATCAATGAAGTTCTACTTCCCTTCATGGCTATTCAGATTGATCCGCGTGAACGCCAAAAGGTTCGCGAGGCGGAAATCGAACTTATTGAGGCTGGGCTTATGAAGCCGGAAGACAGGACGATATTTCCGAATAATAAACTTATTGGGCTTACCTCCGCAAGTTATGAATTTGAATATCTTTATGAAATGTATAAAGACTATTCTGAGAAAATCAACGATCAATCGGCCAAGAACGTTTCTCACGCTATCATGCAAATGAGTTGTGAAATGGCTCCGGTCGGCCTTTATGACGAAAGCAACGTTGAAAACGCCCGCAAAAGTTACTCCCGCGCTCAGTTCGACCGAGAATATATGGCCAAATTTACTGGCGACAGTTCGGGGTTCTACTCTGCAAAGAAGCTGTATGAAATAAGCCTTAAAAAGGGTGAAAGCCCAACAGTTAAAATTAAAGGGGACGGCGCGAAGAATTATTTGCTAGCTATTGACCCGAACTATGACGCGTCCGAAACGTCTGACGATTTCGCAATGACAATTTTTGAGGTAGATGAGGACAACCAACATGGATATATGGTTCATGGTTATGCTGTCGCGTCTTGCTCCCTCTCTGAGCGAATGGACTACGTTCGATATATTTTTGATAATTTTAACATTGTTTATATGATTGTCGATAAAGCGGGTGGAGCTAAATTTGTGAAGGATATTAATGATCTTGGGGTTTTACCGTTTGCTTTGGACTTTTTTGACGCTGAATTTGAAGTATTCGATGAGGAAGAAATGTTTAAGGCTCGCCAATCTTATAACAATGGGGGCAAAGTAAAGCGTATTGTTCATTCTCAGTATTTCAGCGCTCAGTGGATTAGAACGGCTAACGAAAGCCTTTCTGGCGCAATTGACGGCAAAAGAATTTGGTTTGCCGCGCCTACGGAAGCTGAGGGAGTTAATTTTGATGACATCCCTATCCAAAAACTCAAGTTCAACGAAACTGAGATTTACGGAAACAAAAAGGAAGATCTTGAAACCAAGCGAATCGACTTTATTGATAATCAGAGTTTGGTTATTAGTAAAACAAAAAATCAGTGCGCCCTTATTGAGGCTACAACAGGGGCAACCGGAACCCAAAGGTTTGACCTTCCGTCCAACCTTCAGAAACAGACGGGTCCAACAAAAACACGTAAAGACTCTTATTCCGCACTTGTTTTGGCTAACTGGGGATTAATTTGTTACTTTGCCCTGCTTAAGACTCCTGAGAAGAAAAAAAACATGTTTAAGGCTAGATTTTTAGCTTAATAAGAAATTATTGGTGTAACTAAGTATATATGGAAATAATTAAGGAGGAAAATTTAATTAAGAAGAGCTTTAATTCGCCTAAAATGGTTGCCGACGCTTCCTTGTTCGGGATGGCGTCCTCAAGAGCGAAAAACAAGGCCGCTGGAGCAGCGGCGTCTTCTGATATTAGCGGACTGCTTTGCAATATAAGCAGCGGTGTAAGCCCCTTCGCTTATCAAAATGGCGATGTTAATGTTCGTGACGCGATTCTTCTTTGCCAAAAAGCGTATTGGAATGTTTCTATTTTTAAGTTATCTATTGATATTATGTCGGAGTTCTCCAACTCTCCCATTCACTTTGTTGGCAAAAATAAGGCTTCTGTTCGATTCTTCGAGGATTGGTATGAGAAAATTGGGGGGTGGAATCTTGGGGACCAGTTCTTCCGCGAACTTTTCAGAAGCAGTAATGTTATCCTTTATAAGGTTGAAGGCGAACTAAAAGATCTTAAAAATAAGCCATTGGCGAAAGTTCCTATTCGCTACATTGTCTTGAACCCTGCCGATATTGCTTGCGAATCATCTGCCAATTTCCTTCACGGATCATACAAAAAGATTTTAAATGATTACGAAGTTCAAGTTTTAAAAAATTCAACCGATCCAAAAAACTTGGCTCTCAAAAAGAGCTTACCAAAGCAAGTTCAAGATGATATTTCAAAAGGCGTATCAACTGCCATACCGCTTAAACCGGACGAAATCATCACCGCTTTTTTTAAAAAACAAGACTACGAGCCAATGGCAGTGCCGATGTATTTTTCAGTTCTTTTTGATATTAATTTAAAATTAGAATTCAAAAAGGCGGAACAATTAATTTCCCGCGCTTGTGAGTATATGATTCTCCTTATCACGGTTGGAGATAAGGACAACGGTGTTGATGATGAGCTTGTTGAATCTATTGAAACTCTTTTCAAGACAGAAAGTGTCGGACGGGTGCTAGTTTCCGACTATACGACTAAGATGGATTTCATTATTCCGGATCTTGCCAAAATTCTTGGCCCAACAAAGTATGAAGCGGTTAACGCGGATATTTCCAACGGACTAATGAACATTTTCTTCGGGGAACAAAAATATGCTGACTCCATGCTTAAAATGAAGGTTTTCCTTGAGAGGCTTAAAGAGTCGCGCAAAGTTTATTTAAATTCATTTTTGATTCCTGAAATGCAGAGGATCTCGAAAACACTAGGCTTCCGTGAGTGCCCAACCCCTGTTTTCGAGGACGTTGATCTTAAAGACGAGGTTGAATACATGAAACTTTATAACCGTTTGGCGGAACTTGGCTTCCTAACGAACGAAGAAACCATTACGGCCTATAAAACCCATGTTCTGCCAGAACAATATGATAGCATTGTTTCTCAGGAGAACTTTAAAACCAATAAGAAGAAGGGCCTTTACGAACCTGTTGGAAAAAAAGACGCGCTAGCTAAACCCGCTGGAAGACCAACGGGAACGCCCCAAAAGCAAAAGAAAAAGAAGGTTACCCCTGTTGGAAGCGGAAGCGACAATACAAAAACCTACTCGGTCACCAAGCTAAAAGATGTTATTTATAAGGCGGACGAATTAATTGACTCCGTTATGGATTCCTATAAAACAAAATTCAATATTTCCCGCGCAAGCAAAAAACATAAAGATATCGCCCGCAATACCGCGTTTGCAATTATTCAAAATGAAAAAATGGAGGATTGGACGAGATCGATTGAAGCGTATATTGAAAACCCAATGAAGCAAGGCCCGATTGGCGAACTTGTCGTTGAGGAGGCTAGCAGCCATAGCCTTGATTTTCGCTCTGCAAGCTTATTGTTTCACACGCTCGATGAATTGGTGTAATAATTAATTATATGAAGTTTAAATATAAAACTAAATTTGAATCAACCGCCAAATATAATTTTGGAAAATGGAAGGAAGCCAAGGCAAGCACAGAAGTTTTTGCGCCATTGGACGATTTGAGGTCTTTGCTTCCTGACGACGAAAAAATTAGCGACAACCCAGACCTTCTTTACACCAGCTTCAACGCTGCCGTTGCGAATTTAATTAACGCTAACGACCATGGCATGACAACTGAAACCGCTCTTGCTGTTTCCAAATATTTTGTTGATCGCCACATGAATATCGAGCACTGCCGTTATGATGTTATTGGGCACATTATTAGTCAAGGGTTCAGCTCTTTTGGCGACAATAAAATGCTCAAGGAGTCCGAATTGATTGGCTCGCAAGAACCCTTTAATATTTGCCTAGGCTCGGTTGTGTATAAAATTGTTCGCGAGTATATGGCCGAAGTTATCGAAGAGTCTGGCGATAAGGATAGCCCGTATTACGGATGCGTTAGCACCTCATGGGAAATCGGATTTAACGAATTTGATATTGCTTTAGGTAGTAAACGATTGGCTGACGCGGAAATTATTTCGGACCCCAAACGAGTCGCTGAACTCACTCAATATTTAAAAATGGAGGGGGGGACAGGATTTATGCCAAATGGAACGCCTGTTTATTGCATTATTAAGGGAGACGCCCGCCCGCTTGGCTGCGCGTTTACCGGCAATCCGGCTGCGCCAGTAAAGGGCGTATTTGTTCCGACTTCAACCGAGAACGAGGAAGACCCTAAAAATCCCGATAGAGAACATTGCTGTTCAACAGACCCCAAAGTTCCCGAAATTTTACCCGAAAAGGAAGAAAAGGCCTCTTTGGAGGGTGAAAATGATAATAATTTATTAAATAAC